TGGTTCGAGATGTATAAGTGGGTCAACCTGTCCTTCACTTACAGTATTCGATCTCTCATTCTCGATATAATCATACTTCGGATATAACTTGTAAAAATCCTCTTTATAAATCTCGTAGTTGTTTACCCTATCAACATATATCGTCAATGGGAAAACATTAAAAATGTCTGGCATCCACCTTAAAGTTTATACAGCCTCTCCGACAACCATACCAAAGGTATGTATAATTGTCAAGTTTTTAACTACTTGTTACAGTCTCCCAACCACTGCCAGTATAAATCTGCATTTTATTTAAACTCGTATTGTAAATAAGTGAACCTGATCTAAGTGTTGCACTATTATTAGTACCATCTCTAAGTGCATCTCTTTGAGTTGTAGTGACTCTTGGTAGAATCATATATGCTCCAGCTGCCTCTGATGTAGCTGCATCTGTGGTATTAATTACTTCACTAAAGTCAACTGCTGCCCTTGTATTAACTGGGGATGAAATATTTGGTTGTCCACCAACTTTTAGTCCACCACCATGAAAATATACTTTTCCTCTAACTTCAAGAGAGTAATATCCACCACCACCTGATGTTGCTGATAATCTATCTGTCCTTATACCAATCGCTCCTTGATTTGTTCCAATACCTATGAATACTTGCTGAGATGGGTCTACTGTTCCCACAGTCAATCCCTGACCTCTTGCACTTGCACCAATACCTATACCACTATTTGGACTTCCCAATATATTCATAAAGTTAAACGTAGAGATACCAGTAGAGTTAACGTTACCTACAAGGTTTGCAGATACATCTGTTGAGTTTACAAGGGGTACATTTAATTGTCCTGTGATATTTAATGCACCACCAACTGTCAAAATACCTGAAACATTTGCATTACCCTGAATATTGAGTTTGTCTGTTGGATTTGTGATTCCAACACCTAAATTACCTGAATCTGTGAGAGACATCAAGATATTTGCATTTCCTTTTAACCAGTTAAAATTGCTTGTACCTGTAATAAATGAGTTAAGGTTTCCATCTCCATAGTTAATTAAATCAACTGAGTCAGAAGTGCTATATGCTGATGCTCCACCACCGTATCTAAGTTGTAGATTATTATCTCCTATTGCTGAGTTCTTACCAACCACTATAGATGAAGATGCTGAAGCATTATGAATTTGTAGATTAGCGTTTGCAGTATCAGTACCTATACCAATACTCGTAGCTGTTGATACACCAAGTTTCGATGTGGTTGCTGTTAGTCCATTTACAACTATATTTGGTGTGCCAGAAAGTCCAGTTGCATCTCCTGTCAATGCACCGACAAATCCACCTGTAGATGTTGTGACACCTGATACATTTAATCTTGATATTTGTGCTGTGAATATTGTAGCAGCCGATGATACATTCACATCATCAAGTTCTGTCATGCCATCTACATCAATATCCCCTGCTAAATCTATGTTTCCATTCGCTACAATATTATTTCCAAATGTTGATACACCTGAGACATTCAAATTAGTCGCAAACGATCTCGTAAATGTTCCAATACCTGATGTATAAACGTTTGTCAGGTCTGCTGTGCCACTTAAATCAATATCAGTAAATGTAGAGACACCTGTAGCACTTATATTTGTTGTAGATAATCTCGTAATTGTGGATAACCCGACTGAATTTATCAGTCCTGTTACATTACCTGTTACATCACCTGTAAGATCACCTTGAACATCACCAGTTACATCACCTGTAAGATTTCCTTGAACATTTCCTGTTACTCCACCAACTAATGCTCCTGTAAATGTTGTAGCAGTTACACCAGTTCCAGAAAGATTTCCACTAAATGTGGTTGCAGTCAACGTACCTCGTACTGTTGAATCATGCTCCGTATCTAAGATGTTTGAACCAGTTTGAACTGAGTTACCCATCTTTTCATGAGTCTGACATTGATAATGTAATACACTTGGTGTTGTGTCTGAAACAACCAAATCAACATAACTACCTGACACACCTGCATTACCTGATACAGTTACACCTGTGGTATATGGTGTTGTCTTATCAACGTCATAGAAAAATCTTAATGGATGTCCTGCATTTGTTCCGTCAGATACATCAAAACGATAGGTGCGGCCGGGTGTGAGAGTTAGGTATGGTGCTTGTACTCCATCTAAAACAAATCCGTTCGCACTACCTGAACCATGATACCTATGTTGTCCACTTACCTTTGCTGCGACTGTGACAACAATCGTAGTTGTTGTACCATGTGGAGCTCTAAGTGAGTTATAACCCTTCAGGGTAACAGTATTTAAATCAGTTGTCACCAAAGTTGGGAAAGTTCCAACTCCTGAAGCATTGACGTTAGTTACACTAATGCTTGGATTTCCTGTGAGTCCTTGTGAGTTGACTGCAAGAGTGGCTGTATTTGCTAATGTAGCTGTGGTTGCTGTGCCTGTGACATCCCCAACAACATCTCCTGTGAGATTACCTGAAAATGCACCTGAAAATGTGGTCGCTGTGATGATGCCAGATGCCCTTATATTACCTGATGTGCTTATTCCGACTCCAATACCATTATTTGGATCTCCACCCACTTGGAAAGGATTGTCTGGGTTGGTAGTCCCCACACCCACGCTTCCGTCATTGTAAATTGATGTGACACCAGCACCTAAATTGACATCTACCCATTGTGATGTGGGTATATTTGACAATGTAGAACCATCCCCCTTGAATGTGGTTGCAGTCATTACACCACTTGTCGCATCAAGACTTATATTACTTCCAACTTTGATCTGATTAAAAGTACCAACACCAGTTACATTGAAGTTTACTGTAGATGTTACTCCTGTTATATTTGCATTTCCTCTTACGTCTAATAATTGATCTGGACTCGTAGTACCCAAACCCACACGATTGCCTCTAACAACTAGAACCTCATCGTCTACTTGTACTCCATCTCTGAAATTAAAGGTCTTTCTTATATCAGCCATTTATAATAAGATTTTTAGTTATTTATTCAGTTTCTTTATTGCCGAAGAAACTCGTAATGGCATATCTACCATATCCATCAAAATAGTCTGAATCCTGTATTTTTACTTGAGACACACCATGTTCCACCCAGCCGGGCATCATAATCAATGAGTTATTATCACAATTAAACTTGTAATCATATTTAGGAAAGATTAATTCACCTCCTTCAAACTTTTTAGGTTCACGATAAAAGTATGAGAAAGCTAAAAACTGTACTGTCTTATCAATGTGTGGGTCATAATAATCTCCATTGTGATAATATCGAACTTTTGTTGTGTCATAGTTACAAGACTTTGCAATGTAACAACAATCATGTATATTACCAAATGCTTCTAATACTTTTTCATCAAAAACTTTTCGATTTACTGTCAATATATTAGATATGTGTCGATATTGTTTTGGATATATTTTATCCAACCAGATTGCTCTTGAATTTGTTTTTTCTACTACACCACCAAAGTCTTTTGCTTCAAATAATTTACCATCTTTTGTAAAAAAATCTAGTTCCTCCCATATCAGTTTAAGTTCATACTCATCATAAAAATTATGAAAAATTATGTGCGGGAAAGGTTCTTGAAATACATCAGCGGATATATTATAATTCATAATTCAACCTCGATGTCAGGGTCAACATCAATATACAAAAATTCCATACTTTCATCTGATTCATTTGCACCTCGATGTAATTTTTCAACATTAAAAATTTCAATTTTGCTTTGCACCCAATATATTTTTTCTTTTGTATCTAACCACTCTATATAACATTTTTTTCCAGTTGGAATTTTTAGTGGTAGTTGTATTCTTCTAAATTGTTTTCCCCATAAGTTAAAGTCTCTATGTGGTTTTGCCACTAATTTTGGTGGATATGTTATAAAGGCAACACCATAAATTTTATCATCTTCTATGATATTCTTCACTTCATTAGTAATGAATTTATCTCGATATACTTTTTTATTTTTTCCAAACTTTATATAACATACAGATGGATCATACTTCATATATTTTGAAGTTATACCTTCCCTTCTCAAAGGAAATCTAGTAGATTTTGCCCAGTTTTCTAAGACAATAATATCAGATTTAGTAATCATAGTTTCGTAAATAATCCAATGACAGCATCATTAAGAACCACATCATAATGTTTAAAATCTAGTTTTGCATAATCCATCGGATTGATTTCTTTATTGTTAATTATTGGTTTTCCTTTAAAGCAAATCAACCAACTTTTATCATCACCATCAAAAGAATCTTTAACTATTTTACCATCCCACATTTGTTTTGGGTCTATAGCATTAAAACCAAACATATGGTATGAACTTGATGATGTATAAACTCTTTGACTATACAAGTAGTCTTTGACATCTACAAAATTATTAGAGTCAGCATCTAATGAAATATAATTAGGTTCAAATGGTCTTCCCATTTTTACACTACCCTTTGTTATAATATGATAAATTGCATTATTATCTGGAAATCCATCTGTGAAAATACCATTTGCTTCTCCATATCCACCACATAAAACAAACTCCTCACATTTTTTAATAAATTTTTGGATCATAATTCTACTCTCCTCATGTGCAGAATTTGAATTTTACGATTATATCTTTTCACACATATCACTTTACCCACTAAATCCTGTATCTTGAAATCTCCCTGTAAATTAGTAGGTATGTTTTCCTCTATTGTTTCAAGTTTACTTTCTTGTTTTTCAATTCTTCGCACACCACTTTTATTTGCTAAACTTTCTGAAAAACTATCAATATCAAACAAATCTAGATCATCGCAATCAACCGCATAAGATTTATATTCATCAATTGGTTTTCTTGATTTTAAATTACAAAAACTTACAGATATTCTATTTGTTTCAGGATTATAACGATGTATTTTATAAATTATTTTCACCTTGAATGATTCCCCATGAAGTAGCAATATATTTAGTTCCACCTAGTGGTGGATTACCTCTATGTGTATGTGTAAATGATGCTGGAAAAATAAGAACATCACCTGCGACTGCCTGTTCTCTTCTCTGTTGATAAAGAAATTCAGTTTCACCCCCATCAAAATCATCATTCAGATATACCTGTACAACAAACTGTCTCCCTGCAACTTCTAACGCACCGTTTTCATAGTGCCATGCATGAAATCCACCACCTGCGGGTATCTCTTTTAATTTGATATCATGAAGTAAAAATTTTCTTTGTCCAAGAACTTGAAATGCTTGTAAATATTCATCTACACAAATTTTTAACTTAGGAAAAATTTCATCTGCAAGTCTGCTTGATGCGGAAAAATTATATTCATGAGTTATATTAATAACTTTATGATCTTCTCTAGTTAGTTTCTCTCTATCATAAAATAACAGATGATTCTTATCAAAGAAATGAATACCCTCTATAATTTTATCACAGTCCTCTTTTGTAAAAGCACCACTATATCTTCGTATTAAGTCAGTCTCAAATGCCATAAAACAAATCTCGTAACAATATTATAGCACATATTTTAATTATTGCACAGTGGTTGCGTTTGTCGCACCATTAATTGTTCCACTATTATTGATTGATACTGAAATTGAATTGTTTGTTCTTCTTATAGCAGCTCCATTTGCACCTGCTGCTCCACCACCTGCACCTGATCCTTCTCCTCCAGAACCATTGCTACCTGCATCTGGTGCTTCACCGGGTGAACCACCCTCTCCACCTCCACCACCGAAGGCCTCATTTCCATTATTTCCACCACCGCCACCTTCACCGGCTTCACTTAAACTATCAGCACCTGATCCTCCATTTCCACCGGAACCACCGGAACCACCGCCACCACCACTACCAAGTGGTACTCCGCATCCTCCACCACCTCCTCCACCAGAGGCAGTTCTCCAAGATTTATGGTCGTAGTCAAAGGCTCCTCCACCTCCTCCTCCACCACCAAATCCACAAGAAATTATACCACCACTTGAAACATTTACAGTAGCATTGTATTCTACACCTAATCCACTTGTTCCGGGCTGACCCTGACTTCCATTTGAGTTACCATTTCCACCATTTCCACCATCTCCACCACCACCAAAAATTCTTCCCGAACCACCAACATCAACTTGTAAAGTAGTACTGCCATCCCAAGATCCTGTTCTCAATGCGCAATGATCAGGATCAGACTTTTCAGATCCAATTTGTTGATTTACATGAATATGCACCTTTGTACCACTTGAATTAGATGGTCTTGAGCGATAATTACCAATAACTGCTACATCACCTGAATTATTATTATTGTATCTATTCTTGGCATTTAATCTATTTCCACCTTTACCACCACCATAAAAGTTGACAACTTGTTGAAGTCGTGTCCCTCTAAATTGACCCATAGTTATTTGACTATTACCCGATGCAACTGAACCTCCACCGTCAATTGTGCTGAAAGATAAAGCACCGAAAGAAACGGGAAAGTTACCCTGCCCGTTTGTAGTTCGATATGAACCTAATCTTGTTTCAGGTGAATGTGTATAACCAAACTCATTGGCTATTTGACTCATACTTATTTGTCCTGATGATGGTAATGCCATTACTTTTTAAGATCTTTAATTTCTGATTTTAATTCTTTTATCGCTTCAATTAAAACTGGTATCAGTCTATCATAGCGAACACCAATTGTTCCATCTTTTCTTGTCTTGGTAAGGCCAGGTAGTTTTAACTTCTCAACCTCTTGTGCAATAATTCCAGTATCACCACCTTCAAGACCCCAGATTCCGGCACTTGATTTCCAATCAAATGTATTACCTGTAAGGGAACTAATCATATCTAAAGCATTATCAATCGGTGATACGTTTTCTTTCATTGTCAAGTCAGATGAACTAAATGCGATAACATCTCCAGTAAATGTGGCAGTCGTACCAGTTATACCTGAAGAGAGATCAAGAGATCCATTAAGGTCAACATTATCATTTATCTCAACCTCTCCACTTGAAGAATCAAGAATTAACTTACCAGACGTTGTTAAAACAGTATTACCATTAATTTGTACATTATCAATTCTTGCCTCACCATTAATATCAACAATATCATTCATGATGGTAGTTCCACCAGCAGAGTCAATTGTTAGATTTCCAGATGTTGTTGTGACTGTATTAGCGTCTAGTCTAACATTATCAGCATCAACTCTGGTAAATGCACCAGTAGATCGATTAGCAGAACCAATCGCAGTGTTATCAATATTACCACCATTAATATCAGCAGTATCAGCAACTAAAGAATCAATATTTGCTGTACCATCAATAAATAAGTCCTGCCATTGCCTATCATTTGTACCTAAATCATGAGTATCATCAGCAGAGGGAACTAACGCACTATTAAATCTACCTGTTACTGTGATAGTATCTGCAGTAGCATTACCAAGAGATGTATTTCCATTGACTGTTAAGTTTCCAGAGACAGTTACATTATTTGGTAATCCAATTTGAATTTGATTATTGGTTACTGTTGTCTCAATTTCATTTGTGGTTCCAGCGAAGTTAAGAGTGTCAGTACCAACTGTGACATTATCATTTGATCCAGAATCAGCACCAATCGTAAGCGTTGTGTCAAGTGCATCAAGACTTGTTTTGACTGCTTTTGCAGATACAAGAGTGTCGTGATTTGATGATACTGATGATAAGTCTGTATCAATGCTTGTGTAAACATTTGAATCACCATTAAATTTAAAACCAGTGACTTCTAAAGTATCTTGAACATCAACTTTTCCAGTTCCATTTGCAGATAAAATTAAATCTCCATTGGTATTTGTAGAAAAAATAGAATTTGTATCTATTCTCACATTATCAATATCTAAAACACCAGTTCCAGCAATGTTTCCAGCGACAGATAAGTTTGCATTAACTTGAACTGTATTTGACTGAGCATCAAGAACTAAGTCGCCACTATCGGTATCTATTGTCTGTGCATCAGTTTCACCAATATTAATGTTACGAACATCAAGACCACCATTAAAATTAACCGCACCTTCAAATGTTGATATACCTGTAACTTTAAAGTTTGTTGAAATTCCAAGACTTCCAATTGTAGAATCACCGAGTGCATTAAATTGTTCACCAACATTAAGATTCTTCTCTACACCAAGTCCACCTTCAAGGACTAAACATCCAGTGTCCTTAGTTGTTGATTGAGTGGTATTAGTTATCTCAAAGGTATTATTTAACTTCATAATACCGTTAACAGTTAAATCTTCATTGATTTTAACTAACTTATTAAATGTAACAGGGCCATCAAACTGTGTAAGAATTGTATTTGATTTACCACCCTCAACAACTAATCTTTCTTTGATGATAACTTCATCAAATATAACAGATAGTCTTGATGGATCTTCACCCGTTACAGTTGAAATCGGTGCATCAAATGTTCTTTCCTGACCCGTTGCAGAACTAACCCTCTTGTTACCAATGAAGAAGTCACCTCTGTTGTTCATACCAGTGTAAACAACAGTACCACATGATCTTTCCTGTGACTGTACTAAGAATTCCTCACGTTCTGATAATGTCCTAACCTGAACCTGTGGTAATGCAGTTGAATAGTTACCGGGCCCGAATCCAAGATATTCAAACGTATGTCCAGAAGCACGAATGATAGATGGTCTGCGTAGTTCAATTGCTTTTGGTTTAATCTTTCTTACTATATCACCTGATAAATGATTTTGTTGTGGAGTTCCAAGTGCTGATCTAATTACTTGTATAGTGTCAGGTGAACCAGTTACGGTTGTACTCTTGACTCTCATTATCTCATCGCCAGCCTGTAGATAAGATCCAATTGGGAATCTTGATCTAATCGCAGCAAGATCATTATTACCAGAGTTAGGTAAAGTAATTGATATAGTTGTAGAATTGGTTGCGTTTGCTGCTAAGAAGAAATAATCTCCATCATAGAAACTTAATCCTCTTGAACCAATATTTTCATTTTCTTTATCAGAAAGTGGTGTTGCAGATGCAACTCCGTCTGGAAGAATGAACTTTGGAGTGCCAAGATCGATAGTTGTGACAGCAGTAAACTGAGTCGCAGATATTTTTGTCTTTACAAAGTATGATCCTAAATTTTGATTATTTGCGTCTAGGACTTTAAATTTCTGTCCACTTATTAAACCATGACCAAGAACTGTAGTAAACGTAGTTGTATCAACAGAGAATGATTCACTTGCTATTTCGGCAGATGGCCCAACATTTATCGCATATTGTCCAATCTCAGGTCTTGGTGATGTTGCTGTAAGTGCAACAGAAACTGTTGTTTTACTAGGTATTGATGCGATACGATATAAACCATCAGTGGCAGTACCAATACCAGTAAGTTGAATAGAATCACCTATATTAGTTGAGATACCAGATAGACCATGAGCATTTGAGATACTGATAACTGGAGTTGTTGCACCAGATGGATTAGATGCAATGAATGTCTTATCAATGTCAAGATTCTCACTCACATATGCCGATCCACCCTCTGTGATAGTAACAACACCGACTTGTCCGCTTGCTATAACTACGGATGCTCTTGCACCTCTCCAGTTAGTTGTTCCAGCATCAAATAATTTTATACCATGAAATGTTCCGTTTGTTAAATTTGCACCTGCGTTTGAAATTGAGTTTCTATACTTCAGTGCACCAAATCCATGAGGTCTATCAAATGTAATCGTTGCAACACCAACATTTGCTGATGGGAATGATGTTGAAACACCACTTACTCTTCTACCATATCCAAAATCTTTAATAATTTTATCAGCAGTTTCCCTAGTAATACTCTTTCTTAAATCATCAGTTGCAACATCACCAATCGGTGCTCTCTTTGCAAATGATACAGCAGATGGTGGGTTTGAATGATTATTATCACGATCTAATTGAGGGTACAAATCAACAACATTTTGTCCATACTTAAGATCAGTAAATTCTTGAGGAATTTGATTGTCAGCATGAAGAACAAATAAGTGATAGATACCATCTTGAGTATCCTTAATAAATGGACTTATTGTTTCATTACGATAGATATAGAAATTACTCTTTAAATCATTTCTCTCAAATCTTGGAAGAGTAGTTGTCCTAGATGCATCAGTAGTAACCACATTAGTGAAATTACCAATTGAATGAGTAACTCCACTTGTATCTTGAGCACTGTAGGTGAATGTTTTGTCATCTACAACAGATGCCACAACAAATGATCCATTATATCCTTTATCAAATACACCTGTAGATGTTCCGTTTGCATCATCATCCGTACAGTTTCTAACAAAAATTCTTTCACCAACTTTTAAGTCATGTGGTGCAACTGACACCATAGTAACTACATCATTTAATTCAGAACATGTGCTTATAAATCTGTAGTTTCTCTTATAATCATAATCATTACTATCAATACTTTGCTTTATCGGAGATACATCAGATCTGATACCTGTAGTGCTTGATTCTTGTAAAATAAATCCTTCCTCTGGATTTTTTGCATTATCACTTTCTTTTGGTACAACAACTCGAATCTTATAAATCTTTTCATCAAGTGATCTCTCATCAGGAGTTCTTTGAATGAATGAAACAGGTGTATTCGCACCTAATTGTCCTACTCCTTTTGTAGCAATAGTTTGGTAAATTTCACTGTTAATATTTGTTTTAAGGAACCAATTAGAATTAGTCGCATCAAATTGTAGTGGGGATCCAATATCTCCTGCTGCTTTATCTGAAACTCGACTCTCAATCTTTAATTTTGATCCACCATACACTATTAATGGAACATTATTATCAGCATTTGTTTTTGATGATGCTAATTTTATCTGATTACTTGGTGATCCTGCAACTACGATTGCAAAATAAATTGTATTTTCCGTTAAATTTTCTGGCAAATCACCATCATCACTTATAATTCTTACTTTTTCACCTGTAATAAGTTTATGTTCTCCAATCGTAAATGTGTTATCAGTTGGCCCAGATGTTACTTTGTATAATTTTACACTTGAATTATTACCTGTGCTTCCAGAACCGACTGCAACATCAGTCATACGAATCGTTGCTTCTCTGACACCAGTTCCTACGTTTGCATTTGTAAAATCTACAAACAATCTATCGCTTGATGCAGCACCAACACGATATCCTTGTATAACTGTTGGTGGAACATTATCTAAAGTGTCAAAACCAAACAGATAAAGATGACTTGAAATACCAACTTGTGTTGTCAATCCAACATTAATTCTCTGCCAATCTACATTAGTTTGAGAAGATGTAATTTCTTTCGGTGTTAATATCTGTGTGATGAAGGCAGCATCATCTTTAGCAAATGCTTCTTTCTTAAATCCATCACATGCAATCGCAAACTGACCAAAGTTAGAGTTAGAGTTAGTGATTGAAGCATCAGCACCAGTCTCTGCTGTAAAGTGTTTGTTAAAACCAATCGCGAAAACTGAAACGATCTGCATGATCGCATCATTTGACAATTTGATATGAAATGTCTCAAAATTCTTACGATAAACAGCGTCTGAATCTAGGTGAAAAACTTTTGTTGGGTCTTGAGACGATGACAATGTTGATAATTCACTACCAGTAGGTGCTGAGGCTGGTAAGGGTATTCCAGAATATTCTCTCTTTACTTGATCATACTTTACAAATGCTCGGTCATCCTTTTGAAGTGATATAGCAGTGAACTGAGCAACCACCATTGATTTAAAACCAGTTGCCTTATCACCATCAGCATGCATACCGTTCATACCATAAACGGAACGAAGTGATATATTGAAAATATATGGAGATGCACCTGAAACAGTATCAGTCTCAATTGTGATAGTACCAGCAGATGTGCTTGGAGACGCTGCCAAGTCATCAGGCACAAATGGTAAGAGGTATGTAAATGTGCGTAATCCGGTTACATTTTGAACTTTAGTTGATAAATTATATCTTAAATCATCTACACCTCTTATTTTAATAGGTGTACCAGTGGTGAGAGTATGATCAGCAGCAGTTGTAACTGTAATAATTGAATTTGGTGTTGTACCATCACCAGATCTTATAGATGCGATGTTGATTGGATCTGATCCAAACGCACCAACGATTTCAAATTCTGGTCTTTGAGGAGAGAATCCAGTTGTGCTACTTGGAAATCTATCTTGATCATTGATAAATCTTTCTGTTCTATTGAACGCATTAGACAATTTACTATAGTAAATTCCTAAATCGGTTAAATTAAATCTATCATCAATATTGACACCATCAGCATATTCAAAACAAGTTAGTTTATGGTGAGAAAATGTTGGTTTAGAACGGTTAGTGATGCTGAAATCAGAACTATCTGTAAAAACGACACCTGATTCATCACCATCAAAGATAGAGAATTGCCAGAAATAGCATGTACCAGTGATTCTAAAAATTGCAGATCTAGCGACAGTATCATCTAATGGGTTTGGAACATATTTTGGTTTTACTTTTGTTTTTCTGAGGTCAAGTCCTACGATAGATGTACCACGAGGAACGATTACACCACCATGAATACTGTTAAACTTATAAAGAATATTATCTTCTTGTGTTAAATCAAAAACAGAGGTAAGGTTAAGAGAGAGTGTTTCAATTGCAGCAGTTTGTGCACCATTTGATCCTGATCCATCGGGAGCTATTGCTTTTGCATCATTACCAACTTGTTTGATACCAAATCCGGGTCTGTTATCAATAACATGATCACCGGGAAAAAGTAATATTGTTGTCTTTTCAATTAAATCGTTATTATTTCCTTCTACATATGAAAATCTAGCAGACTCCAACAGAGCCCTTTGGATTGTTTTAAAAGGTTGTGCTAATGAATTACCCTGATTCTCAATACTGTCAGTCGCATCAAGATCATTTGGATTTACATAGAGAATCCTTCCCTCAGTGTTCTTTATAAAATTCTCTAACTTATTAAGTGGCATCGCTTATGTACAAAATATGTCTATGATCTATTTATCCTGTTTCTCTCTCTGGATTTCAGCACGGATTTCTGCTTTTCTTGCCATTGCTTTTGCTTTTGCTTGCTTTTTGGCAATCAAGTTCTCAGTTTCAACATTACCCTGATGAACTTTCCTTTCAGGTGTTGTTTTAGGTGCAGGTTCATTGCCAGACTTAAACTTGTCAACAGTAGCCCTCTGCTTTGCTTTTAACGCAGCAACTTTATCTACGTTTTCAGTAAATTCTCGAAACCTTTTCATATCTTTTTGACTATTTATTCAGTTTCTTTCTCTTTTTTTCTTTTTCTTGTTTTTCTTGATCTTTTTGGTTTTGTAATTATCTCAGAATAAACAAGCATGTCTTCGTCCATGAACTCTTGACACACCTCTAAAA